CATGGCATCACCAGTTGTCTCATTATTTGTTCCTATTATAATTTTAATCATTCCATTTTTTATTATTCGGTTAAAAGGACTCACATTAACTATGCAAGAATATATTGACATTTTAAAAATTGTTATTTCTCAACATTCAATTGGTAAACTTTTTACACATTTCGGATCAGTTTCATTTCAAGAAAAAATTTATTTGATTGTGTCCGCAGGATTTTATGTTTTTTCTATTTATCAAAATATATTAGTTTGTTTTAGATTTCATGAGAATATGAAAAAAATTCACGAATATTTTAATCACTTCAATAAATATTTGAGTTATACTTTAGAATCTATGCAAAATTATAAGAACTATAGTAAACAATTGAACAATGATAGTCATATTAAATTTAATAAAATTTTGGACGATAAAATTTCAATATTAAATGAAATCAAAAGTCAACTAGAAAAAGTAAGTGAATTTAAATATGATATAAGAAAAATAGGTGAAATAGGTCATATATTAAAAATATTCTATGAAATTTATGATAATAAAATTTACGAAGATGCAATGATGTATTCATTTGGTTTTAATGGATATATTGATTGCATCATTGGATTACAGGAGAATATCCAAGAAAATAAAATCAATTTTGCTCAATTAACAAAAAAAGAAAAGAACAAACATAAAAATATATTTGAAAATAATTTTTATGCATGTTTAAAAGATAAAAAACACGTAAAAAATACAATCAAATTGAATAAAAATATTATCATATCAGGTCCAAACGCATCAGGAAAAACAACTGTTATTAAATCAACATTAATAAATATTATTGTTACACAGCAATTTGGTTGTGGATTTTACGATTCTGCCTTTTTGAAACCTTATGATTATATTCATTGTTATTTGAATATTCCGGATACATCAGGAAGAGATAGTCTTTTCCAAGCAGAGGCGCGCAGATGTAAAGAAATAATTGATATTATTGACGATGATTCAAAAGGTAGAAAGACACATTTTTGTGCATTTGATGAATTATATTCAGGAACAAATCCAGAAGAGGCTACAATAAGTGCAATTGCATTTATGAAATACATTATTAAAAATAAAAATGTAAACTCAATATTGACAACTCATTTTATAGATGTATGCGAAAATTTGGACAATAACAAAAATATTGAAAATCATTACATGGTAACAAATAAAAAAGAAAATAAGTTGGAATATTTATATAAATTAAAAAAAGGAATATCAAAAGTAAAAGGTGGAATCAACGTATTGTATGAAATGAATTATCCTAATGAGATTATTGAAAATACTATAATCAAATAAAAAACTATTTCTTAAAAATTATTATTTTATTTATTCGTTAATTAAATAAAATATAAATATTTACATTTTATAATAATGTCATTTTTAACTGATATTTTCAATCCTACATTATTAATTTTCATTGGAATTACTTTATTAATAACTGCCCTTTTAATAGTTTATTTTGAAGGTAAAATGAGAGAACAAAACCACAAAATTTCTTCTATGTTAAGTTTAGTTTCATCTTTAGCAGAAGAAACAAATATGATCAAATTTCATTTAAATAACTTGAACACAATTGGATTTCAATCTCAAAATATTTCATTGACAAATAACAGTGTTCCGTTTCAAGGAAATAAATATTTGGAATCTGATTTAATTCCAGTTTCTGACAATGAAGACGACGAAGATGAAGAGGATGACGATGAAGAGGATGACGATAGTGAAGACGACGATGATAGCGAAGACGATGATAGTGAAGACGATGATTATGACGATGATGAAGGAAACAATATTATTATAAATGAAATCAATGAAAACGATATTAAAGTTTTAAATTTAGATCATTTAGATACTAATAATGAAAAAATAATGGGTTTTGACGATGACGATGACGATGACGACGACGACGATGACAACGACGACGATATTGATGAACTTGACGATTTAGAAGATATTGAATTCAATCAGTTATCAGAACATGAAATGAAAGATGAAATAATTAAAACCCAAAATAATGATAACGGACACCATGATAATAACGAACTAGATAATAATAATTCTACTTTAAAATCAATCAACATTTCATCAAATTTAGAAGAAGAAAAAAACAAAAATGTAGAAGTGATTGATTATAAAAAATTATCATTAAACAAGTTGAAATCTATTGTTTTAGAGAAAGGATTGGTAACAGATCCATCCAAATTAAAGAAACAAGATTTATTGAAATTACTTAACGCTGAATAAATTAAAAATAACTTTCTTATAATAATATAATTATAATATATATTATAAGATTATATGTCTTGGGCAGTTTGTTATTCAGGCTCCAATAATGTTCATTTTAATTTCCCTCCAATAATGGCAGATGGACGCAATTATGCATCATGGCAACCTGATGCCGTAGTAAATGCGCGCATTCAACAACAAGAAAATATTCAATCCAATTGGTCTTATCGTCAATATCTACAACAAAATGGATTGCAAATTATGAAATACAATTCTATGGAGTCATGTTATGATTTAGGTTTAGATCCTCACACACAAACAAATACGACTCCTTCTAGTAATGTCCCATATACTTTTAAAAATATTTATGATACAAATCAACCTGGGTATGGTTATTGTAATAGCGATTTAAAAACCCCTTATTTATCTAGAGAACAATTAAATTCTCGATTAGTTTCACCCGTCATCAATCCAGCTAGTTATCAAAATCCAAATCCAAATTAAATCTAGCGAATTAACTAATTCTTGATATATACATAAAGAATAACTATTTCTTTATGTATACATATACATATACATATATGTGCAGTCGTATTATCTCCATAGATGTTGGTATTAAAAATTTAGCGTTTTGTCTTTTTGAAAAACAAGCAACTTCTAGTTACTTTACTATTACCAAATGGGATGTTGTTAATTTATCTCAAGAAGACGAAATACCAAAATGTCAATGTATTGAAAAAACCATAATATGTAATAAACCAGCGAAATATACACTGAATGACACATTTTTTTGTTTAAAACATTCAAAAAAACAAAATTATCAAATACCAACAGGGGAATTAAAAACGACCTTTGTTAATAGACAGAAAATTCAAAAACTAATAGATATTGCTGATAAATACAACATTCCATATGAAAAACCTATTAAGAAAAATGATTTGCTATTTAAAATAAATGAATACATTGCAAACAAATGTTTTAAAGAGATTACAAATACAAACGCATCACAAATTGATTTAATAACAATTGGTAAAAATATTAAATCCAAATTCAATAAAATATTCACAATTGAAGATAAAATAGATTATGTCTTGATTGAAAACCAAATAAGTCCAATCGCGAATCGCATGAAAACAATACAAGGAATGATTGCACAATATTTCATTATGAACAACAATACAGAACACATTGAGTTTGTTTCTTCTATCAATAAATTGAAAGAAACTTTGGAAAAACAACAAAATGATATAGAAATCCAAAACAAGAAATTGGGTGATTACAAATCAAGAAAAAAAAATGGAATAACAAAATGTTTAGAATTTTTGACTACAGACCATCGTTTTGAAAACCAATTATCTCATTTTAATAACCATAAGAAAAAAGATGATTTGGCTGATTCTTTTTTACAAGGTTTGTGGTTTATCAATAAAAAAAATATGTGAATTCTACATTTTCATACAAATTAAATAATATATATTTAATTCGTATTACTTAAAATTAAAAGTTCTAATTAAAACAATAATGAACGATATAATTGAGATTTCTGAAATAGACCTAGATAACAATCATTTCAAAGAAACAAGAACGAGTAATTTTGGCGGGGGTTTAGAACTTTTAATGAATGATAAAATAAAAGATGCAAAACCCGTAAGTGATATTGATTTAGATGATTTGAATAATTTAGAAAATGAATTGAATGAACTGGCTGAAGATATTCCAACTCATTCATTCAAATCCAAATCAGATATTTTTAATTTAAATTCTAACTCAAATAGTAATAATCAAGAAGATTTTAATAGTAATTTTTCTGGTAGTGTAAGATTCAACGATGAACCAAGTATTGGTTTAGCCGCTTCTTCTGGAGCAGTGAATCTAGATGATGGAAAGACTTGGGATGGATATGGAAAATTTAATAATATACCTTTGAATCCCGATAAAAATGTATCATCTGGTCCTCAATTATCAAAAGAAGAATTATTACGAGAGAAATTCAAATATTTAAGAAAACTAGAGGCTTTAGAAAAGAAAGGAGTTGAGTTATCAAAAAAATACAATATGGAATCTTCTTTAGCAGAAATGATGGGTGAATATGAAACCATTATGGAAGAAAAAAGTAAGCAGAATTCTGTTAAATTCCAAGGAAATATGTTAATGGCAGCTATTAATGGCATAGAATTTTTGAACAATCGTTTTGATCCTTTTGATATTAAATTGGATGGTTGGAGTGAACAAGTCAACGAAAATATCAATGATTATGATGAAATTTTTGCAGAATTGTATGAAAAATATAAATCGCGAGCATCTATGGCACCTGAATTGAAGTTGTTGTTTCAATTAGGTGGAAGTGCAATGATGGTTCACTTGACAAATACAATGTTCAAGAGTGCTATGCCAGGTATGGATGATATTTTGCGTCAAAATCCTGATCTAATGCGTCAGTTTCAAAATGCCGCTGTAAATTCTATGGCACAAACCAGCCCTAACTTTTCAGGATTTATGTCAGGAGTAATGAATCCAGAGATGCAGATGGGACCAGGAAATGGTCCGCCTCCACCATTGGCGACTCAAGGTCCAAACGCGGTTCCGCCACCTATGGGCAGACCAGGTAATAACAATTTTGCAAACAGACCAGATTTAAACATGGGTCGTAGTAATTTTGTAGATGATGGAATTAATATAAGAGAAAGTCAACAACGTGGAGGTGGTCAATCAGTCCCTCCTGATTTCCAAGAAAAATCTAGAAGACAATCTAGACCAGAAATGAAAGGACCAAGTGATATTTCTGATATTTTATCAGGATTAAAAACAAAAACTATTAATATTCAAGAACCGCCTCAACAAAGTCAGGTATCACAATCTATGAATAGTAATAACAATACTAATGGAAACAGTACAATTAGTATTGAAGATTTAAAAGAATTACAAGGGCAGTCGGATATTAATATGCCAAAACGCAGT